TAATATGCAGGAACAAACACGAAGCACCACTAATGGTAAGGAAGTTTGAAACTGTATGCTTTAAACAGTTAAATGACATGTCATTGTATTCTGTGGTAAGAGCTTTTAAATCAGATAAAAGCTTTCTATCTTTATCTGTTTTGGATACTCCATCCCAACCTATTTGCTTTGCTATTAATTTTACCTTATCGACTGAAGAATAATTTATTGTAGGTACAACCTTTGATACCATTTCTACAAATGTATCTTTTCCTACACCGCCACTGCCATTAATAATAAAGACTTTTTTCATAATACCCTCCTATATAACCCAGTTTGTTTTAGTTGTGCTGAGTCCCTTGTCATTAAATTTAAGTAAAGCTTTTTTAACTTTTGCGTTAGTGTCTACTTCTAATTTTTTATTAGAACATTTATCCAAGAAGTCTGCCATAGCCCAGCTGAAACCAACTGTTGCATTTTGTGTAGAGTTGAATATGTAAACAGAATAACATTGATTCATTATTTCTGTTTTGATGTAATACTCGTCTACATTTTTTACTGAATCTGCAATAATTTCTTTTACAAAGGTCTGCATTGTTTGGTCTATCATGGCAAGTCCTGTAAATAATGCTTTGTATTGAGTATTCTGCTTTGCCATTTCCATTAGGTCATTTAAGCACATACCTTGTTTAATTTCCATTTTTGTTCCTACCTTTCATGGTTAATGCTTTCTCTACTGGCATTTTTTTAAGACGTTTGCTCAGTGCTTGCTTTGTAATTCCTATATCATCAGCCCATTTTGTTATAGATTTAGATTCGCCATTGAATTCTAAGTTATGGACTTTTGATGTAGGCGTTGTAGTATTTCCATTTTTTATCATTTGCTCTCTGTTTATAGCTATTTGTTCTTTAGCTTTTTCTCTTCTAAGACAGCCACAAGACTGTACACTTCCATTAAGTAAAGACATTTCTGGAACTAAAACGATAGAATGTTTTCTACAGTTGCACAAACATCTATGCCATCTTCCTATATCTTTTGCATATGATTTATCTATTGGGGGCTCTACATTTGGTTCGATTACCATTAATCTATTAAATGTGTCTCCTCTATTTATCATTGTTACCACCTCTAACTATATAACTGATTTGTGAAGTTCTTCTGAGTTGCATCGTCACATTCTTGCATGAGAGCCATTTCTGGATAAAATTCAAAGAATACTCTACCTTTGAATGTGTTGAATTTATTTTTAGCAAAGTGTACTTCAAATATCGGTTGTTTGAAAGGATTGTTGTTTCTATTAAAGTATACGCTGGCATTTTCACCTTTATAGTGAACTTCGTTATATACTAACAGAATTGCTTTTGCTTCATACTTAATCTTAACAGATTCTCTGATGTCATCAAGCATTGGTCTACGAATTCCGTTAATCTTTTTAAGTTCGCCAGTACATATCATAATTATGTCATGCTTAATAGCTACGTCAGAACACCACTGAGCCATAAAGTCATACTTTTCTTTGTCGGTCATGTTAGGTTTTGTTTGCGTGTTTAAGTCATGGAAATTATCAATACATACTACTAACTGTTTATTGATATTGTTTGACTTAAAATATATAAGCATTCTTTCGATTTCTTCTTCAATATCTTCGATAAAGGTACTGAATGTTGCATCATATGCTCTGTAATTACTTGTATTGTTACGGATTTTAATTAATGCGTTTTTACGTCTTATTAACATCAATGGATATTGTGTATAATTAAGTGGGGTCTTAATAGCATTAATAATAACTTTTCCAGAACAAGCAGCTACTCTTGAAAGCTTATCTGCCATAGCATCATCAAGAGAAAAGTCCATAACGTATGCGTCTTGATTATTAATTGATGTTTGCCAAGCTATTTGAGATAAGAGTGCTGTTTTGCCTAAGTTACTGTCGCCTGCTATGATAATAAAGCCCGGATGTAATCCACCGTCAAAAGCTTTATCTATCAAAGGGAAACCAGTGGAAAGACCTTTATTTTTTTGACTCCATGCTTTTGTTTCAAAGTCATCAATAGTCTGCCACATTGCCAACTCATAATCTTCGGTTGGTTTATTAGGATATGTAAATTTAACTGGAATAGGTCCATTACCAGTATCTATAGTACTTGTTTCTTCATATCCAATTTCTTGAGTTGGTATTGCAGGTCCATAAAAATTAGGATTAATAACTGTTATATCCCCGCCAGTTTCTTTATCTTGTATTACAATTCTTTGTTCGTCCATTACTCCACCTTGTTACCCTTCAATATATTTATATTAACATTGTGTAAAGGTATTAGCATATGAAAACCATAAAAGCCAGTCTTTACATTTCTTTCTCGTAATGCAGGAGATAATATCAAATCATCGTCTTGGTATCTATTAAGAGTTAACGTTGTAGCTAATCCACATATATTTACGGTTTGTTTGTCTGGATTATAAATACAAATGATTTGAGCATATTTATTATTTTTTGGGATTATAGGAAACTTTCCTCGTTCAACGGTTTTTATTCCTACTGTATATCCCGGAATGTCTGGAGTGTCATATTTATTTGAATTACCAACAGACCAATCTATAATTGAAATATCAAATAATTTTTCTACGGCTCGTTCTCCCATAAGCCCTGTAAAAAATCTTTTTATTTCATTATGGCAATCTCTTATATGATGCTTCTCGTGTGCTTTATTGATTGCTATTTGTTTGGCTAAGTTAAGTATCTTATTAATTTCTTCTTGACTGAAATGTATTTCCACTGAGTTTTTTATATACGGGGATATTTTTGTTTGATAATTCATCAACGCTTGGTTTTGTTTCATTTCGCTTTTCCTCTTTTTTGATATATACTTTACAAGTATTATTACATACCGATAAAGATTGTAAGGTAGCACAACCAAATTGCTTTTGTGAATTAAAGATACTTTTTACTGTTTTGATTAGTTCGTTTTGTCCAGTAGGTTTTACATTATTGTCATTCCATTCGGTTATTATCTCAATGGTTTCGTCTAATGTTTTACCATAAGATTTATAAAAACCTGCTAAACAAGCAATGGTAATATTACGTTCTCCCTCTTGTGCTCCATTCTCAAGTATGTTCTGAATACAAGGTGGAATGAAGTTAAAACTCTTTTTAAATCTATTACCTCTGCTTTTATCTTCTTGTTCTTTATGTCTTAAATATTCTGCTATTATTTTTTGATATGCTCTATTTGCATTAGGCAACTCAGTATACAAAGGATATTCCATTTGTCTTTGCGTTGTAGCCATGGCTCTTATCTGGTCTATGCTTAATGTTCGTAATTCTTCAAATGTAATTGGAATTTTGTACAAACCAGATTTACCATGTCTTGTATTAGGAATCCTAAATAATCTTTTGTTATCGTATATCTGAGTATCCAATGTCTTGTTGGGAGTAAAACCTTTTGCTAAATTGGCGATATATTTGTATATGCAGTTTAATTCAGCACTAGGAGTTACTCCCATTATTTCAGCAGGTAATATAAAATGTATTCCTTTGTTACCGCTGAAATATATTTTTATCCATTCTTTTTTGATTAAGAAGATAACTTCTATCATGTTTGCTACTACGATAGCGTCTTTTCTTACATTTTCGAAGTTGTTTACATCGTCAAAATCAAAATACATATCTCCATACATTAAGGAGTTATCAATATCTTGTGTGTTATACCTGAAAGCACTACAGAAAGTACTACAGAAATTCCTCGCATTAACAAATTCATTAAGGCTTCCGAAAGGTATATAACGATTCCTTGTAAACATACGCTGATTATTTTGCTCATATTCAAATCCTACTTCCACAATATTCATATTAGATAAAGCATTGTCTTTTTCTTGTTTCAATTTTATCACCACCATTAGCGATACAGTTATTAGTTATGTTATCTAAATAGCTTTTCGCAATCATGTAATAATTATCGAACTTGTTAAAATCGAACTCTCTATCTTCGATATTATCTTTTATTGCTTCGAACATAAACATTACTGTATCTAATCCGTATTTGCCTATATAATGATTTAACAATCCCTTGATTCTTGATTGTTGCCACTGGTAGGTATTGGTATACCCAAGTGATAACAAGTAATTATAAACTTCATCCATGGTATAGCTTGCGGCTATTTCTACGAAATATTCCTGTTTGGTGCTAATCATGGTCCCTGTATTATAATCTACATCAACTTTAGCTGGTTCTGGTTGTATCCTTAATTCTTTATGATAATACATCTGTCCTTGTTTTATTAAGTTAGCATGATAGGATGTGTATTTCATAATGTCGGCTATTTTAAAGTTAGTTCTGTTATTTACATTACTAAGTAAGATATTCTTACATTCTTTAAATGTGTAGCCACTATTAAGAACATATGAGAGCTTATCAACAATGTTTTTAAGCTCCTCTTTATTTACTGGTCTGCCAACATATAGCATACTGTAGAGTGCCGCTAAGTCATATACAGAACCTTTGTTGATTAGCACGGAGATTTTCCCACTGATTTAGTCCATTCGATAAATGAATCTATGTTGCTAGGGTTTAAATCTGTTTTCTTAGAAAACTTATTGTTCCATGCGTTTATGTAGTTACAAAGTACCGCATCATCTGTTATACCCATTTGTTGTTTGAAGTTGTTAATTGCTTGTATCTGTTCTTGCGTAAAACCATTTATTGTGTTTTGCGGTTGAACAGGTGTAGGAGCAGCTTGTTGTATTGGAGCATTTCCCGATAATAATTTATCTAATTCGTTTGAATCTAAAGCAAAATCTTCAAAAGGAAGTTCTTCTCTAGGGTCATTATTCAATTGTTCTGCTGTAGTTACTGGAGTGCTTATAGCACCAGTCTCTTGAAGCATATTTAAAATATCTTCTTGAGTTGCAGGTTGTGGTGTTGTTGTAGGAATTAGTTGTGGAACTGGCTGTGATGCAGGAGCAGTCTTTTGAGCTTCTACTGTTGTTTCATACATAATAGTTTTAACAGCATTATTAATAGCGTATAAGTGAGCGTCAGAAGCATCTGCTGTTTTATATACATAACGACCATATAAGATGTGTCCCGGTAAGTAGACTCTTACCTCGATTACTGACTGGATATTATCAATTCTTTCATCTCTTGTTGTTTCCCAAGTATATCTTACCTGTGCTTTTGTAAGTTGTTCGAGTACCATTTTTGGTTTGGTAGTGTCAATAGTTAATTTTGCTGGTTCGCTACATTGACAATAAATGTTTACTAAGGTTTCATTTACCATTGTTTTGTTCTCCTTTCATAAAATAAAGATTAGGTGTAACCTTGTATTACAATATTACACCTAATCTTCCATGTTGTCAACATATTTTTTTATTTTTTATGAAAGTTTATATTGAACCATGCATTTGCTAATATTTGGAGTATCTTGAACTCCCTCTATTGTGAACCGTACCATAAGTTTATGTCCATTTAATATAAATGGGAGTGAGTCTGAAATTTTGTGGGTATTTCCACTTGCATCATAATAATAATACTCTTTATAAATATTTTCAAGTACTGATGCATCAATTTCATTATTACATAAAACTTCAGCTCCATAAATCTTAATGTTATTGTTAATTTCTGGAAATTCGAACACCATATCGAACTCACTATGGTCTCTTGTATATCTATTATAATTTATATCTAAATCTCTAATGCCAAGATACCAAATACGTCTATCAGTTTGTGCATCGTATTCAAAGTTACGTTGACGAAGCTTAATCCTAATCTGATTTGTCTGTATTGGTTTGAAATTTAATTTTATCTTAGGGGAATCCTTAATAACACCTCTTGTTGATTTATTACCAAAGACATCTTCATACTCTTCTTCAGAGTAGCATGAATGATATTCCATCCCCGGAATTGGTTGCCATGCTCCATTGGTCTTATAATCTACTCCAAGAACATCGGTATAACCATTTGGATAAGGCGATAATATAATCTGATTAATTAAACGAGAAGTTACAATGTCCTCAGGAAGCCCTATAATGACCTCATTTTCAACGCTTTCAATTGCAGTGTCTGTAACTATGCGTCTGAACCAAACAGTGCTTAAATTGCCGTCTAGTGCGTTTTTAGGGTCACTATCTTCTATCAATAAGATATGTTCGTTATCTGTATTAAAAGAATCTGGACCGATATACATTTTTAAGCTTGGTGGGATTAACATTTCATCATATGTTTCATCATGTAATCGTGTCTTACTTACAGAGCTTGCAATATTAGCAATAATGTCATTGGTATTCTTATCAACAACAGCTGCATAAGGACTTAAATCATCAACAATTGCATTTAATGCATGAACTGTAATGGTTCTAAGGTCATCATGAGATAATAATAAATTATTGTATTGTTCTTCTATTGCAGATAATCTTGCCAATGTTTCATTAAGGCGTTTAGAACAACAAACAGATTCTATGTTTGTTACGGTATTCATTTCATATATTTCTTTTTGTAACGTATTTGCTTTATTAAACAAATCAAGAATATCGTTGAATACCTGTTCTTGCATTGTATTTAACTTATGACTATCACTGATTTCTCTTGTTTTAAACTGATTTTCTTGTACTGAAGGTATATTTTTTACTTGTAAGTCCATGCTTTATCCCCTCTCTTTTAACGAATTAACTTTTCCGTCTATGATATTGCAAGTATTTATAACATTAGCTTCGATGTTTTGAATACTATTAACATCAGAATACATTCTTTTATAAGATTCTTCAAGCTCATTAAATATATCAAATAACTTATTGATATTATCATAAACAAACTTATTGTAATTTTCATACTTTTCACTTTCCATTGGACCTCTTCTTCTGTGATTCATTTTGGTCATCTCAGGGTAAGCTAAATCTATTTGAGTAGGGGAATACGAATCTTCAGTAGTATTTTCTGGTTCAACACCTGTAACTATAAAAGTACAAGTATTTTCCATATAGGTTAACGTTATTTCGTTAGCACCTATAGTGTTTATATGTGTTTTATCTACTGAGAAATCTGTAATAGTTGTTATACTATTGTTGTTCCAGTGTGCTTTACATATAACACGTTCTGGATTAAATGATTTGTTTAATCTTACTGGAGGTCCTATGTATTCTGCTGTAATATAAACAATTTCTTTTTCAGGAACAAAACCTTCTACTATAAAGGTAGTAGTTAATGTATCGCCATTATTTGTTGTATAAGTTACAGTAATTATATTGTCTTTTTCAAGAAGTATGGTTTGCGTATCAAGAGTATAGTATTTGTTATTTAATGTTTCCCAGTATGAATTCTGCCCTATATCGTCACGATAATAAATTTTAACTGTTAAATAATCCAGTGAAAAGTTTTTACCGACTTCTACTTTCGGACCATTATAAAATGCATTTAATTGAGTAGGTAATGGAGCGTAATGATTAATAGTTACATTACAGGTAAAGCCTAAATAGTAAATTCCTAAAACGCCTTGATTGACTGATGTAATAGTATTTCCATCAGTATATGACCAGTCTGTAACTGTACTGCTATATCCATCAGAATAATTTACGGTTACAATAACGTCTTTCTTTTTTGGCTTTTTATTTAAAGCTACTGGTTTACCTACATATTCGGCTTGTATATCGTTTATTTTTCTTAAACCGTCTATTACAAAATTTGCTGTTAACTCGTTTTCGCCATGATTAACTTTTACAGTAAATACATTTGAACCAAAAGAACTAACAACGTTAGAAACATTTCCATCAGAATTTAGAACCGTATAATTACCAGAAATGATTTCTACTTTATTGCCATCGTCATAATAACCAGTTACTGTTAAGTATTCTTGGTTAAATTCTTCTCCTACGGTTACAGCCGGACCATCGTATGATACAAGTATTATTGTCATAGGTTTAAGTGCTTTATCATCTTTCAAGACAACTAAATATCTTGAAAGATTTTCTCCTAAAGCATCATTATAACAAACGACACAGCTTTCAGTGAGCACCAATGGCGTACTGTAAAACAGAGCTCCTGTATTTTCAGCCATATCTTTTCTCATCTCAGCTACTGTATCTACAAAATTTGTATTTATCTGTTCAATGGTTTTTAATCCATAGTCTGAGAATTTTCTTATTTTGTAATTAACACCATGTATATAATCATCTGTTGTAGGATTTTGGAACTGTAACTCAACATTAGTATACCAGATATCAATACCATTAAGATTGGTTACAGGAGTGGAATAGTTATATTCATCTGTTGGAACGATATAACCTTCAAGTCTATACCAATTTTGACTATCTACTCTTACCATATATATCTACCTACTTTCCTGTAATTCTAAAGTTATCAATTTCTGGAGATACATTATTATCGTTACTGTATAATACAGCCATAATTCTAAAGGCTATTTTGTTATTAGAGAAATAATAAGCCATATCTTCTTTTAAAGAATGGTATTTTAAAAAGTATCCCATGTCTTCTATATATGAATTAACCATATCTTCAGGATTACATTTAACGCAAATATAACCATCTTTGATTGTGTAATATCTATAATTTGGTTTCATCTGTTTATCTAACACATGCCAGTTAACATACTTCATTGGCGGGTATGCAAATACGTTATTCGTAATCTCTTTAAAGTTAAGATTGTGGTATAAAACTCTTACAGCATCTCCTGTAGCAGGGGAATAAATCGCTATCTGAATTTTGTTAACGCCTTTCTTAAGAGCAAAGCTATAAAGGTTTTCGTCATTATTGCCTGTTTTAGATATTTCAAGACCGTTAATGAATACCTTTTGCTGAGTACCGCTTATAATTCCATTATAGGATACATCCATTACTTTGATGTATTTATTATAGATATTAGCAGCTTGTTCAAGAGATACATACTGTGTAAATACATATAATGTATTTGGATGCATCTTAAAGTTTGTATAGTTTTCACAGTCCATAAAAAGTTGGTCTTCAGTGCAATCTTTAGTGAACTCTGTAAAGTCAAAAGAATTAAAGTCAAAAGTTGCGGAGTCTGTAAGACCGTTTTTCTTTTGATATCTTATAACAGACCACATATTATACCCTGCTGTTATTTTAATACTATTTTTATTAACAGTCTCAGGTATTTTATATAATTTATATAATTCATCTGCAACAATATCCATATCACCAAAATTATCTGTTGTTTCTAAATGGTAATTTAATATCTTGTTTCTTTCTTCAAACATAAATAATTTATGCTCTTTATGATTTTGAATAACATCCCAACCTATTTTAGATTCTCCATTATCAAATCCTATAAAGTAATCTATTCTTGTGTTGCTATATATTTTATCAGAAGCATCTAATCTAATGGAATTTACCAAATTATCAAATTCTATTTTCTTTGAAACAAATATGGACTTTGCCTCAAATGTCTCTAATGCCACAGAGATATTCTTTAAAATATAATAATATTCATAATACTTGCGATTGTCATCTGTTAATCCGTATCCATCTGCTTCGGTTTTAATGATGTTGATTTTTATATACTGTATAGTCTTTACTGGGAAGTTCCACTCCATAAGATTATTGCCAGTTATATCATGAACGTTAATATAGTTTTCTCCATCTTCAGACAAGCTGAGCTCGCATCTTATCTTTCTTGATGAAGTAAAACTAAATAATACAGTATTGATATCCATCTGCTTTTTTAAATCTATAATTATGGAAACAGTTTTTTCTTCATTATTTTCGCTCTTTCCGATTAGAGTATAAAAAGAATCAATGGTATCAGTCAGAATATTATTTAATTCACCTTCTGTTTGCTGGTTCTTAAAAACATTCTTCGAAATACTAATATTAGCATTTGAAATATTTATTTTATTTGTTTTAGAACTTGATTTTTCTGTATGTAATTTTTTCTGTAATAAGTTAACAAAGGCTGTTGTATATGGGATATTTCTTTTAACATCTCCATAGTATTCAACATCATATAAATCATCAAAAACTTGAACGTATTGCTTTCCTGCAATGCTGGAATTCATTATTTCTTTTATGTTTTCTACCCGCAGGGCTAATTTTTGTATTGCATTTGTTATCTTTGTTTTTTCTGTATCGTAATACTCTTGAATAGCTACAGCTTTATTATTTGCCTCGATGTTGGCGTTATACATGGTTTCCATGTCTTCACCAAGAGATTCAAATGTATGATTGTAAGCTTCTTTGTTTGAAACTTCATAAGGTTCCTGTTTTATAGGAGCATAGTATGGCATACCAAGAGTTTTGTTTTCAAAGAAATTTGACAGTAAATTATTAAGTTCATAATTATTTGGTCTTATACCTTTTTTGAGGAGTCCTTGTTTGAACTCCTCTTTTTTGGCATTATACTGGATTTTACTAATACTCAATGTTTTCCCCTCCAGTTTCTACGATTAATCTGTATTGATAAACTACTGGTGTGCTGTACTCAGCGTTATTCACCTTCGGTCTTTCCATTGTTATTTTTAACTGGAAAGAATGTGCGTCTGATAACAGACTAATATTTTTACTCTTTCTTTCTTTATCGTCAACTGTAGTTAATAAATTTGAAATGGTATCTGTGTTAATGGTATATCTGTAAACGCCCTGATAAGCTCTGTGTGTTGGATATATCTGATGCCAGTTTACTCCACCATCAAAAGTAATGTAATATTTTAAAATCTCTGGGTTATCCCCCGGAATATATTCTTTAGCGTCTAATGATATTGCAGTAATACATTCATCTGTTGTGTATGGATTACTGATAAATTCTCCATATTCTCTAAAGTTAAAACTATCAATATCTACGTTTTTAATACCAATCATATAGCGATTAGCATTAATAATTTCTTGACCAGCTTTTCTGTCTATGGTGCTATTCGGTAATGTAAACAGTTTATCCTTTGCAAAAGAATCGCTAGGATATTCCGCTTTAGAATTATTATATTTTAGCCATTGTGTAGAAGGGTCATATTTTACACCGAGTAGATTAACTGAAGGCTGTGGACCCTCTATTCTTGAATATATGTTACTGGTATCATAGTCTTGGAATATGGACATTGATTTACTGTTTACTTTTGAATAATAGTAATGTCCTACTTTTGTATCATACCATGAATTTTGCACCAGTGTTAATTCAATTCTTTGAATATAATCAGCAGGAAAGAGTAAAATCTTTGTGCCATCAAATGATTCATTGATAGCTGCTTGATATACATTATTATTGGCTGTTATAATATTACACTTTTCTATAATGGAGTTTTTCACTCCTTTTATTTCAGATAAGTAAGGTTTTAAACTTATCCAGCTACAAATGTCTGAAGAATTCGTATAGATGATAAGTTTTAATTTTAAAGGCCCTTCTCCTGTCCAGCTTACGCCTTCGGAATATTCAAAACCATAGTTATTGCATTCCTGTCTTACTGATTCAGGAATTGTAAATAACTCATACTCAAACCATGTATCAAGACTACCATCATGGATTGCTTTTATTTTATTATGTAATCCGTCTTGTCCTATGAAGTGCAAATCTTTATTTAAAGTATCTACACAATGAGTGTTCCCCGGAAAACCGTTGCTTTCATTTTCATCTATTTCAACATTGAGTATTTTTAATTTATTATTTGTTTCGTATGGCAAAGTAAGAATTCCATCAGAGCTGTGTATTGCACATACATGTTTATGATGTTTATTACCTGCGGCATCTATATTATTAAACAACTCTGTAAATACAATAGTTCCAGAGTTTTTATTTAATTCCATGTTCTGCATAATGTTATCCACTTGCTGTGTTAAATATGAAATCTCATTTGACATCATAATACGATTTAACTCAGCATCCATGAAAGACTGTTTAACATTAGAGGATAAAGACAGGCAATCGTTAACAATATATTGCATATCATTATATGCTTCAGTAATCATTGAATTATAATCGTCAGAAACAGGTGCAAAAACGGCAGGTCTAAACTTAAAGCTAGGCTTGTTCAAACTGTTATAGAAATCTGTTATTACACTCTTCACTCTATAATAGTATTCTGTTTCAGTTCTTATCTTGCCATTCTTGTAGTCGTTCCAAACGTTATTCAATAACAAGGATAACTTGTTATCTATTGTCTTTGATTTGTCTGTATATTGTAACAGATTGCCCATGTCCATTCTCCTTTATTTGTTTAAGATAACTATTGCTTTTGCCAATACAATGAGTACTCTCTGTTTGTATATCATACATGCATTCATTATACAATCAGTTAAACTAACTGATAACAGATACCCTTCTGCTAATCCAATGGCTTTTCTTAATTTTTCTTCGTCAACCGAATCATTATTATCAAAACCATTATCCATTATTAGCACCGCATTGTCAATTTCTTCTCTGTTAATGTATTTTCCTAATTCTTCAGTAAAAAGTGTTTCCAATGCCTCTCTGGTTGTTACCTTCATTACATCACCTTTATTAAATTATTTTATTCAGTCGTGGTATCAAGTAAAGACTGTAACTTTTTCTGTACCGCAGCCTGAACAAACTTAGCCCAATCGTTAGTATTTCTCATACCTACGTCTGTGAATTTATCCATCTCTAATTGAGATAATTCATCGTAAACCATATTACCGATTTCTAATGGTTCAAGACCTTTTTCCATACCTTCTAAGATAGAACGAATAGGAAAAGTTTTAGTCTGAGTTAAGACATCCTGAGGGAGAACTTCACTTGGAATATTCATTAACTCCTGCTTTGTAGTATCTGTTAATGTATACTGTGCCATTATTCATTACCTCCTGTTTCTTCAGTGGCTTCGGTAGTTGCTACTGAATCCTTATAAGAATTGATTAACTTTCTAACTTCATGCATTGCCATTGCAACGTAGTTGTTGGTAATAGCTTTTAAACCAACAGTCTGTAAGGAATAGAATTCCTTATCGGCTTTCTGTAAATAAGTATGCATATCATATAATACATTTTCATCACATGTGCCGTCTTCTTTGATTGCTTTACAGATTTCGTTGCTTACATGAGTTAATTCCTGTGTTGGAATATAATCATATAAGTATTCCTGTAATTTTTCACGAATAGCTAATTTTAATTTTTCCATAATTCTGCTCCTTTACATAAATCCTTTTGCGATTTTCTTTGCTACATCAGAAGCCATTGTTGGACCTCCGAGTTTATATCCTCCGTATGCTAATGCACCACCGATACCTGCTGCTGCGGTTGCGTTCAAAGTAGTTCCTATGAGCCCCCTGTTTTCTTGTCCAGAAGTATATAAACTACCAAGTGGCAAACCAACAGCCATGGCTGCTCCACCATAGCCTAACGCTTTTCCTAATGTTGGATGAATATTCATGGTTCATACTCCTTTCTACAATGTAGTGAATTCTAGTTCGTAATTGTGAAGCACTGGAGTTATCCAGAAATCTCTTTTGGAATTTTTTCTAAAGATTGCTTTAAGTCTTACTTTAGAATCAAAGCTTGGGTAATTTACTTCTATTTTTTCAGACTTTAAAATTGGTCTGTTAAAATAAATGTTTTTGCCATTTGTATAGTACTGAAGTTTATTGGTTTTTGTATTAAAGTTTTTATAACTTTCAGAAGGGTTAAACTTATTTGTCACACATTCAATTTGCGTAGTCTTTTCATTTGTTTGGATTATAACGTTTCCTGTGTCTATGTTAATTATTTTAACATAACTTGAAGTTGAATCAGGATTGTTATGATTATAG